TCATAACGCGGCTCCAGAGACCGCCCAGGCGGGATGAGGTGTCAGCCTAGCTTTGCTCTTTGCTGCCTCGACCAGGTCAGCCGGAAATTGCGTTGCTATGTCGTTGTCGATGGTCTTGATGACCCAGCCGTATGTCTTGACCCAGTGATGCGGGGCGATCTTGTTTCTTTCGGCAAGCAACTTGTTGTAGAAGCTGAACATCTTCCAGAGATCGTCCTCGAAAACCACCATCTGCGGGCATCTGAAGCAGACCATGTACTTGCCGCAAACCTCTCCTCCCTCGCGAAAGGGATTCTTGCAGCGAGCAACGACGGTGTTGTATCCGCCGCTCAGGAGTTCGTGCACGTTCTGCAGCGGAATCCTGCCATCGGCGGCCAGCGCCGTGGCTTTTGTCTCATCCGCGGAAGTGATCCAGCCCACCATCGCTTGACCCACAAAGACATGATCCCGCTCAGCAACTGCCGGTAACGACACATAGTGGCGTGCGGTGGTCTCGGCGGATGCATGGCCCAGCGCGAGTTGGACCTTGCGAATATCTCGTGTTCGGGCATACAGGTTGGTGCCGAAAGTCGGGCGGCAACGAGCGACGCTGAAGAGAAGGCGCTCCCCACGGTCATCGACCAGTCCATGCCGCGCCACGAAATCCGCAATGGCGTTTCGGGCATCCACTTGGGTGAAGCGGTTGACCCGTCCCTGACGGGTGGATCTCGGGTGGCGCCCGGTATAGGGCACCTGCCACAGGAACACAAAGTCGCGTTCCTCGGCGCGCGCTTCATCGCTCAATGAGCGGGTGAATTCAGCCAGCCACCGGAAGTGGTTGCCCACGGTGGTGGGGATCGTGAGTATTTGCTCTTGCTCAGCCCCCTGGTCGGCGGCCTGCGCCCGATATGATGCGACATGCGTGGAACCGCTGCGGCGTTTTTCAGTGATGAGGACTTCCCGATCCTTGAGCGGATGGGGTTTTAGGCTGTCTCGTCGCAGCTCAAGCAGGCCTTGAAAGTTCCGGCCGGTGGCCAATGCCAAGACGATCAGGTGCACCGCCAACACCTGGGCCGACGACAAAGCGTCTCCGCCTCGCTGGTCGTGGATCCGCTTCAAGTCTTGATTGCACGCTGCAACGATCCTGCTCTGCTCGCCCTTGCTATAGGACGCGCGCTTCGGCACCAACCGATTGATATTGGGGAAGGGCGACTTGGGGAACCTCAACTGAGCGCTGACCGACTCCGGCGTTTTTTTCATCCGGTTGGTCAGTACCGTCTTCAGCGCAGAATAGCCGTTTTTCTTCGCCGAGAGCGACAGCGGCTGACCGGCCCGCCGGCCTCCGCCAGCGATGCGTCGTTCGAGCCACGCCAGGAAATCTCTGACTACCTTCTCGTCAATCTGGCTCAAGTGGCTAACAGGGCAACCGCTCTCCTCAAGGCCATCCAGAAATGGCCAAAAGTAAGTGGCAAGGTTCTGAAATATCCCTTGCAGGGTAATCCCCACCAGTTCATGTCGCAGCGACCACACGGCATCCCGCACATGCGTCACCAGATCGTCGCGGCCACGCCGGCGCCAGGGGGCGAAATCGAAGCGGATTTCACCATGGTGCTGACAGCGGATGGTGAAGCACCATGCCGGCGGCAAATCGACGACAGTTCCATCCAGAGTGATGGACTCGACTTTCCGGACGACCCGCTTCCTGCCAATCATGAACGACTCCCCATGCGCTGCAGAACTTCTTCAACGTAACAGTCCACCTCATCATGTTTCAGTAAGTCCGCCGCATGCACATAAACCTCGGTGGTGGTGATGCTCGAATGGCCCAGACGATCCCGCACCCAGTGCAACGCACCATCCGTTCCGCGCCGCTCGGACATGCGCAAAAACTCGTAGGTGCCGAAGGTATGCCGGAGGCGATGAGGCGTGCACTTCACCCCAGACTTGGCCGACGCGCGCTGAAAGCTCACATCCAGGCCATCCAATGACAATGCATCGCCGGCCCTGGTCAGGAAGAGCTTGGTCGTCTCCGCACCATGATGCTTGCGGTACATCTGGGCGAGTTTCGGTCGCTCCCGCATCATGTAGTCGAACAGGTGACCGGCCAGGTCGTATGGCACCATCACCCAACGCTCCTTGGAGCCCTTAGTCGGCGTAAGGCTTGGATCGAGTGTCATCTTGATGGCCTTACCTGAGGAATGTCCGGCCGGCGTCGGCAGGACCCGAACATCGAGCGCGCAAGCCTCCTCACGACGCAGACCACATAGCAACATCAGGTAGGCCACCAGTTGCGTCCTGCGAGGCGACAGCGCCCCGATAAACTGGACGGCTTCCGGGATGCTCAGGAACTTGGGGAGTTGCTGCTGAGTACGCAAGGTCAACTCATTGGCCTGCAGGCGATTCCCTGAAGCATCGACGTGGGCCAAGAACCCCTTTGGTTTTGACACAAGCACATCCTGAGTTTCGAATGGCAGCTGTTCGGCCAAGCCCTGGCGAGCGCACCAGGTGTAAAACGCACTGGTGGTCGAAAGACGCTTGTTGATCGTGGAGCGGGACAGGCCACGATCCAGCATCGAGTTGCGCCAGACCGCAATGTGCTCCTGGTTCACCCGAGTCCAGAACAAAGCGTTCTCTTCGAGGAAGGAGAAAAACTCGTAGAGGTGGTCTGCGTAGGTTCGCCAGGTGGCGGGAGAGCGAGTGCGCCCTCGCACGACCGCAATGTGAAAAAGGTAACGATTGGCCGACTCGATCAGCTCTGCACCGGCATTGGCCAGGAACGGAATCCCTGGCAAGGGCACGCCATTCAGCTCGAAACTCTCATCCGTATAGAACAAGCGCATACGCATCTCTCTACCAGCATCATGATGGTAGTGTGCTGATTCTAAAGGAGATTTGTCAGCAACACCTTGATGCTAGTAGAACATCACGGCATCAGTCTGCTCTTCGAGATGGGCTTTGCAATCCAGGAGGTGGCGATTGTGTCCGGCCACAAGGACTGGAATCAGCTCCGCCGCTATACGAACTTGAAGCCGGAAAGCCTGCACGAAGGGCCGATTGCTTTCCGCATCTTGCGGGAGCGCGAGAAAGCGCTGGAGCAAGCTGAGGCAGCGAGGGCCGAAGCGGTAGCGGCGTGACGACTGACGACTTGCTATGCTGGCACTCCGCCGACACTGCTCAAGGAGCCGATGCATGAACGCCACAAGGACTTTCTCGGTACTCGCCCTCACGGCCGCCCTCGCCGCCTGCGCAACGCCCAAACCGCGAACCCTCGTCGATCTACCGCCCTTCCCCGCTGCGGAGTACGCATCGCTGCAGCAGAACGGTAGCGCCAGCGTCACCGGCCAGGTGTTCATGAAGACGGCCGGTGGGACCGTGCAACTGGGCGCCGGCAACGCCGTGATCCTGGAACCGGCCACCAGCTACTCCAGCGCCTACTACGCTGCCTACGGGAATCGAGATCCTGAGCCGCCGCGCGACTTCTACGGACAGGTGGAACCGCTGCAGCCGTCCTTCGATCCGCGGCGTAGCCAGTACGTGCGGCAGACGACGGCAGATGCCCAGGGCAACTTCCAGTTCAATGGGCTGCCGGCGGGCCGCTACTTCGTGTCGTCGAAGGTCGTGTGGCTGGCCCCCGTAGGTGGGGGCGCCTGGCAGCAGGGAGGGACGGTGACGCAGGAGATCAGCGTGGCGGACGGCCAGGCTGTGCGGGTGATGCTGACGCGCTGAGCCGTCACTCAGTCTGATCCGCTAGGCGCCAGGCTTCGAAGTTCCATAGAGACACAGAATCGGCGTTAGGACAGAGGACATTCCACACAGGAACCTCGTCCTCGCCGTCAAAATAGACATCCGCAAGCTCTAGCGTTCCTCGCACAACAGAGCCATCTTCAGAAAGCAGTTCCACTTCCTTCCCGCTATCACCCCAGCGAGGTAGGTCTTCGCACCATTCCATTTGCCATCTCCTTTCTAATCGCTCAATCGTACTACGCTCCGATCCATACTACTTGCCGGTGCGCTTCCAGCCGCAGCGCTGCGCGCCAGTCTCATTGTGCTCCTGGATCTGGCGGGCGGTGCCATCGGTAAACTGGTCGAGACGGCTGACGTAGATCGGCTTGGCCCAGGTGCAGCCGAGGTCAGTCCCTTGACCACTCGTTACGCAGCCGCTCAGCAGCAGCACCGTCAGGCTGGCGATCGACACGCATTTCAACATCGGAACGCTCCCGGGCGGCCTCGATCGTCCGCCGCTGAGTTTTCTGCTCGGTTGCCTTGCGCGCTGCACGGCCGCCCAAGGCGTAGGCGCCGAACAGCACCAGCACGACGGCCACGAGAGTTAACAGCGCGGCCTGGATACGGCCCCACAGCGTGGCGATCATGCTTCGTCGTCCAGGTTGGGGAGATCGACCGTCTGGCCTGCCAGGGCATGCGTGCAGTCGCTCAGGAACTGGATGCGGCCATCGGTGACGAAGGAGTGGCAGACGATCTGCTCGCGCTCCCCGCTCTCCAGTAGGCGCCAGGGATACCGAACCAGAATCGACGGCTGGAAGCTCGGCCGATCTGCGCTGCCGTTCCAGGTCCAGCGAGGACCAGGCCCCTCCCCCACGCTGATCCCATGCACCATCTGGCAACCAGGGCACAGGAAGTACAGCCGCCCCTCGTCGACGTCGGCGCGCTCCAGTACCGCGGATAGACGCACGAAGCCGCTCATTCCAGCCCCGCTTGGTGCTTCCGCACCTGGCTCCAGGCGATGAATACCGCCACGGCGATAGTCGCCACACCGAAAGCAATGCGGATCCACGAGCCAGAACTGATGTTGGCGTCCTGCTGGCTCATCGCGTCAGCGACCTTCGGCATGACGTCGCCCAGTTGTGCCAGGCCCAGGGCGCCGACAGAGGTTGCACCGACGGTCTCCTTGGTCACCGGGATCTTAGCCACCTGGGCGGCCGGTTGGATCACGCCAGCGCGGCGTAGCCCCTCGTCGATCTGCGCCGGATTCCAGCGATACGCCTTGCCGGTACGAGGATCGACGCCGGTCTCGTGGTTGGCGATGGCCTCGACCAGCGGGCGGGCGTAGACGTACTGGTGGGTGTCGATCGGATCGTCGGCCCGCACACCTACCGCCTTGGCCACGGCCCGCACGTAGGCATCGGTGTTGTTCTCGTTGGACGGAGCCCAGCGGTTGATGATCTTGCGGATGGTGTCGGCGCCGTAGCGGTCGTGGTAGGTCTGCAGGAGCAGCGCTAGCGCCCGGAAGCCGTAGACCGGAGACTCGAACACCTCGAAGCGCGGCTCAGCGAGCTGGTCGGCGTTGCGCTGGTCCATGGGGAGGATCCCGAGCCACTTGTTCGCCGGAGCGTGATCGATGTTCCCTGGGTTGTTGTTGCGCACAGAGCGCGGGGCCTTGGCGGTCATTTAGTCCACCCTCGCAGGGTTGCCGGGCTTGACGGTGACAGCCGGCGGTTGATGTCTTCGAGGGTGCTCCTCACCTCGCGAAAGTCCTCGCGGTTCTCCTTGCGGAGAGTCTCGGTCGCGACTCGAACCTCTTTTGCGGTATCAGCCTGGGCGGCACTCACGCGGTCCACGTCGACGCGGAGCATCGAGATGTCGCGCTGCTGGTTCGCGTCGGCGGCGGCCAGATCGTTGTAGGTCTTCACCCCGAAGGTGACGACGCCGGCCATCATGGTGACCAGGGTAATGATGGTGGGAATGTTGATCGTCAGGTCCATCTGAACCCTGTGGCGCCCCTCCGGAGGGCGGGGGTGCTGCGGCGGCGTATCCAGGGCTCGAAGGTTGTCGGTCATTGGGCACCTTGCAGCGGATAATCAACATTTAGTTGATAATAGTAGCGACGAGCCACGCCGAGGGCAATCTCTAGGCCCAGGTGCGCCAGGGCGTTTCCGGTTCAGGCAGCTCCACGCCGGCCGGCCAGGTCAGTGGCGCATTGCTGCGCACGTTGGCGAAGTAGCCCGGGCGAGCCACCGGCTCCGCGCCCTCTTCTGCCGGTACGTCGTACCAGGTGCCGATGATGTCGAGCGCAACGCCATCAGCCGGGAGCAGGTTGCCCTGCTCGCTGATAGTCGCGGCGCCGGAAGCGGCCAAGGCTTCGCGCATGGCGGCCTCGTCGGCCACTCGGATGTAGTAGTCGATCATGCGGTGATCCTCTGCAGTTCGTTGTCGAACAGCCGGCGGGGCCAGTAACGGATACGGCGGATGTGGCCGTTCCAGAATCTGCCGGTGCCAATTGAACCGATTACCATTCGACTCAAGCCAGATGGCACGCCTCCAGATGTGTCTACAGATGCCTGGCTGCCATTTACGGAAATAGCAAAGGAGTTAATTGAATAAGCCGCAGCCCATGTTCTTTTTGCTCCTGCCGCAGGAGCAGACAACAATGCGACATCACTCCCTCCGACAGTAACTACCAACCCCAAACTTTCCGTTGAGCCGTCTTTGTCCATACCGATTCGATTAGAGACACCTCCATTATCAAAATGAACTGCATAAGGCGATTGAGCGCCCAATGCAGTTGGCAGCCCCGGCGCACCAGCTTCAACTAGAATCGTTCCCTCTGCCGGGTTGAACCAAGGACTCAGCGTAATCACGCTCGCCACGTCAGCAGCGCGGGTTACCTGTGCGCTGGTGGTGGGGATGTAGCTGGTGGGGAAACTACCAACTTCAATCTGAGGCTGCCCATAAGTCAATGCTCCAGTGGTTGCATTATTACGGGTAATACTCCCATCAGTATTCCATGCAGGATAACAACGCATACCAGCGTAAGTAGTATCCGCCCCCATCTGAACAACTATCCAGACACGCCAAGAGGTCCCTTGGTCTATTACTCCAGAAGCCATTACACCCGCAGCGGACGTGGCAGTAATAACGCCAGTGTTGGGATTGAAAATCACAGATCGGCCGATGATCGTAGGGCCGTATGCGATACCAATAGCCCCGAAGTGCGGCGCGCCAACGGTCTTTTTCACCGACACCGATGCGCAGAGGATGGTATTGGCAGTCGTAGCGACATTCTGATACCAGAAGTCATCGCTATTAGAGTTGTCGATCAGGTCAACGAAGTTAGCCAACCCCATGTTGAACGTGGATTCGGCACGAGCCAGCCCACCATTCAAGGAGCCATAAGCGAGCATGTTCTCGCTATTGGTATAGAGGTTGGTGCGCTGCTCCTCCACCAACAGCCCGCGCAGCGCCAGCGTCACGGGATCGTAGTCGATGCGGGGCTGGTTGGCGGCGACCTGCTCCAGCACGCCGGAGGCATTGAAGCGCCAGGCAGCGCTCGACCGGGCAAACGTGATCAGGTCGGCGAAGGCGACGCTGCTCATGCCGCCGGCGCCGTCGGACACCTTGTAGGTCTGAGCCAGGAAGTCCAGGTCGAGGGTGGGCAGCGCGGCCGGGCTACCCACGGCCAGGCGCTTGAGCAGGGGTTTCAGTGCGGCGCCCATGTCACACCGCCCCGGATGCGATGGCGTTGATGCCGGCGGCGGAGGCCTGCAGTTGCAGCGTCTCGCCGCTGCCGATGTTCAGGCTGCGCAGGTCCAGGGCGTAGCTGCTCGACGCGGGGACCGAACTGGCGGGCAGGATCACCGCGCCGCCGGACAGGCGCAGTTGCACGCTGATGGCGTTGGCCGGATCGGTGTTGGCGACCAGGATCGAAGCCAGGATGGCAGCCTCGCCGACTACGTCGGTCCAGGTGTTGTTCGTGTAGGCGGTCAGCTTCCAGTTCTTCGGCGTCATGGTCAGAGCCCCATCCAGATCATCGTTTCCAGCGGCTGTAGCGCCGTCGCGACAGCCGCATTGGTTGGCAGTTCGGTAGAGCCCACCCCCACGTTCGCCAGTGCCGCACTGCCGAGTTCATCCAGCGACAGCGTGGCTTGCTGCCAGTTCGCAGCACCGGTACTCGCATTGAGGCAAAGCCACATCTCGCCGGTCGTTGTGTTCACCCATCGGCTAAGCACGCTATAGCCCTGCACCTGGTCATCCGCCGCAGACGGGTTGGTTGTAGCGGTGAGGTTGTCTTTCCGCTTGGGCTCGTAGCGCACATCGGCGTCCGCCTGCGAAATACCCCCAGCAGACTTCTCGCTCCATGCTGTGCCGCTGTACTCGTACGTTTTCACCTGCCCGTAGGCGTCCAGTTCGCCAGAAACCTGTACGCGCCAGCCGGATTTAGGCACTAGGTATTCCCACTGGGCCGTGGTAGCTCCCGTCGCCCACCAGCGAGCGATCTTGTTGGCGTTGGTCCCAGTCCCAATGAAGATGTAGGCATCCCCCTCTACCTGGCCGGTAGTCGGGAGCGCCGAAAGGCGACTCTTTACGACGGGCTGCCGGAGGAAGTCATCCCACCGCCACATTGCCACCAGTTGCGCGTAATGTGCCTCGCCGGGAGCGCCATTGATCAGAAGGCCTGTGTTAGGCCCGGTGGCCAGTGTCATGCTGCGACTCCTCCGAGATCCTCGCCCAGGTGGAAGCCCAGGCCGTGGCGATCAATTGTGATGTCGTGCCGCTGCCAGGACGCGAGGCCGTCACGCGAGCTGGCGAGCACTAAGCGTGGCGTCTGCAGCACACCGTCTGCGACCACGTCGGCCAGGGCATACGACCAAGAGGTACTGGTGATCCCCGTGTAGGTGCGCTTTAACGTGGTGCCGTCGAACACCTGCACGGTATAGGTCGCACCAACTTCCGGGCCGATGTTACCACTCGTGAACGGCACCAAATCAACCGTTTGTTGATTCCTGTCGCGATGAGACCACGTCACGGCCAGGTCGCCGTACACCTTGGCTGGGAAGTAGGCGCTGTTCACCTTGACGTTGCCGGGCGGATACGGACGAGAGGCCCGGTTCGCCATCGTCACGCTGTAGGCGGGCGATGAGGCAAGAGGCAAGGTGCCTCGACCGGTACGCGTGAGCGGCTTGTAGTAGGCCACCTCGGCGCTGGTACGCTGCGTTGGATCGTACACGTCAGCCTGGTCCATGAACCAGGCCCTGGCGCCCTCGACGTGGAGCGCTGGCACGGTGTCGAGCACGGCACGCGTTGCAATGACGACACCGGTAGACGGGTTGATCGCTGTGACGCCGAAAGCCTCGTTGTCGATATAGAAGTAGGTGCCGAGGTCGACCTCGTCGACATCGATCATGTTGCGCAGCGTGAACGTCACGGGGCCCGCGCTTATCGGCATGTCGGCTGCGAGCGTGCCGCTGGCAACGAAGTCTCCCGCCGCCATGAACGAATAGGGGCCCGCGTTGGCAGGGGCCTCCCACAGATCGAAGCCATAGCTGTCTGCGGTCGGCTTCACCGCAAGTACCCCGCCGAATCCGAAGCCTGGTTCGAGATATGCGATATCCGCCGCGCTCATCTGGTGTACCAGGTCCCAGTACGAAGCCTCGATTGCGCGAGCAGCAATGGCCGGTGCAGGCGGGTTCAACGGCTCAACCCACCCTGACGGCTGCTGGCCGGTGTAGGCGTTGCTGGGCAGCCCGAAGATGTCTTCCAGGGCCTCGATCTCAATGCTATCCGGCAACGAGCCAGGACGAATTGCCGTGACGCGGAATGGCGCTCCATTGATTCCTAAACGCGGCCAGGTCAATTTGAACACCTTGCCGAGCATCCAGCGGCTGGCCACGCGGTTCACAGTCAGCGTGACCTTGGCCAACGGGGAGGAGGCGATATTCAGGTCTCGCATGGCCGCACGCACAGCCAGATCGAACTCCCGAATGGCTGGGTAACTACGAGTCGTCGACACCACCGCACCCTGCGCAGCGATGCTCGCCGGGTCTTGAACGGCGACAGTCGCGTCGTTCTGATCACGATCGGTGTAGGTGACAACGATCTCGTTGGCGGTATCGCCCCAGGCGACGCGCTGGAACGAATCCAGCGAGAGGATGTTAGAGGGGTTCAGCTCAGGGAGCGACGCCACGTCATAGTCGTCCCGAATGAGCACCAGGACGAAACGCCCCGTCTCCATATCGAGCCCCTGGGCCGCATTGATGTGATTGACGAACAACTGGACGACGTCTTCGATCGAGGACTGGTCCTCCCACACCCAGGAGAGCCCGAAGCCCTCGCTGTACAGCTTATCGGCTGCCGCGCGGAAGCTGGTGTCATCAATGTCATCCGGCGAGTACCCCATCCCCCACTCCGTGTCGGTGAGGCACTGGTAGATGATGTGCGCCGGGTTCATGTCGCGCCCGATCTGCGCCTTCTCCGGATACCACGCCGAGCCGCGGCTCCATCCCTTCAAGATCCTGCGAACACGCCACCACGGCGCCTTGAAGTACGGGTTCATTGCCGACCAATAGAACTGGCGGAACACTGTCGTGAGCAGCCCCACGTAACCCGGGACGATGCCATCGGTTTTGCTGACCAGATAGGGATTCGGCTCCTGAGTATCGTCCCCCATGCAGATGTCGATAGTTCCGGCCCAACCGCCTTCTCTTGACGTACCGCCGAACAGTTCCTCCTGGCTGATGGTGATGCTGCCCGATGACGTCACGTTGCCCGTCCAGGCCGAGCGGTCACCTCCGATGAGTTCCAGCACTGCGTCTACAGGGCCGTGACATACGGCCAGCTGAACGCCCATGAAATACTTGTAGCCGACCGTCTGCGACTTGCTTCCGGAACTCATGCTTCACCTGCCTGGCGGCGGCGCGCCTGCTCGACGACAGCGCGAGCCATCTCATCGTCGATGCGTTCGATCTGCTCGATGGGCAGTCCTTCCTCCTTGAAGGTCCACCAGTCCAGCCCATGCCGGCGGAAAAACTTAGCTGCACCTGGACGGCAGTAGCCGAGCACCACTGCGTCTTCGAGTAGGACCTTCACTTCTTGCCCCCCTTCGACTTGATTTTCGTGATCTTCGGATCGCCGTACCAAATGACGTTGGTGTTCTTCAGCAGGTTCTCCCCGAACACGACGGGCACGTTGCCCCCCTCCTCAGCCGTCGGGATATCCAGACTGCCGGCCTCGGGCTTCATGCCCTGATTCATTGAAGAGGTCATGGCGTAGGAGATGACCATCATTGCCACGGCGATCGCCAGTTGAACCCACATGTCGATGCTTCCTCAGTAGATCGGCGTGCCGCCGAACGGGTTCTTTTTCGGGATGTAGAAACAGCCGCCGTAACGTCGCGGATTAGCAAACTTGAGGCAGCCCCCGGGGCTGAGGGTGTGGTCACAGCCTGGGTACAGCGTCACCGACTGAAGGCCGGCCAGGGCGACTGGCAGCGATGCCAGCGTCAGCACGCCGGTTGCTCCGACAGAAGAGCGAACCATCCGCTTCTCGACGTTGCCGTTGAGATTGTTCTCCCAGGTGATGTAGCCGCCCGCGTAGAAGTTGTCGGGCTTGCCAACAGCACTGAACACAGAGATCGAGAGCCCCGACATGCCGCTGACGGTGCTCACCTCCTTGAAGGCGTCGCGAGATACGCCGCAGCCGGCGCCGTAGAGAGCGTGCGGGCAGTTGCTCGAATAACGACGCCGCAGCCCCATCCGCTTCATCGACGTGAAGATGGTGTCGCTGGTCAGCTCGACGTAGGCGCCCTTCCACTCGGCGTTGACGATGCGGCCCTTCCACGCAACCACGAAACCGTCGTCCAGGTAGTGCTGACTCCAGGCAGTCACGATCACCGGTTCCGATGGCGGCTGGATGCGAAATATCTCAGCAACTTCCACGTCACGTGCGAACGTGAAGGTGCCGGACGATTTATTCGAATCGGAACTCGATTCGCGATCAGGCACCTTCATCGGTACAGGCTTGAACGTGCGCCCGTCGAACACGATCTCCCGGTCGGCGCTGGTGTAGAACCAGAGGTTGCCGGTGTAGGAGATCTGGCACAGTTCGATGGGCCGACCGCTGTCGACGCTCTGCTCAATGCTGTCGAAGCTCATTCTTTCACCGTGATGAAAGGCGCGTTGACGACGGCGACCTTGCCCGACCGCCACGAGAGGGTGATCGAGTCAGCCGCGAGTCGGCTACGCATGAGGAGATGCACCGTCTTCACCTGGTTGACCTGGATCTCCCGGTTCAGTGGCGCGTCGATGGTCAGGATGGTGTAGGTGCCATCAGTCGAGATGCCGACGATCTTGCGGTAGAAGTTCGTGCCGTCCTTCAAGCGGATCATCACCCGATCGCGAGTGGGATCCGCGCCGACCATCTGACGGAACTCGTTGTCCAGCACCGAGATCCCAACGTCTGCGGCGCCGATTGTCCGCGTGACCACGAAATCGTCATGCCATGTCGGCACGTAGAGGGTTTTCGACTGACCGCGCAGGCGGCCCAGCATCTGGCGGAACGCGAGGATCTGCTGACGGCCATTGAGCAACCAGGGGTAGGTCCGCTGGATGCGCGGAAACTCCTCGGTTTGATCCCAGCCGATGGCACCGGTCAGTTGGTCAACCGTGTCGAACTGGTACTGGAAGTCGTTGCTCAATGTCTCGCCCCAGTTCGGTTGCCGCTGCAGCACCTCCAACCCGTCATATACGACCGTCGCAGCAGCGTCTGGAGTGAACGGATCCACCGACACCGGATCGCAGGTGAATGTCAGCACACCTGTCACGGCCTGGCTGGAGCGCCGAGCCAGCGGGACGCTGGTTGGGAGATGGCCGAGCACCACGGGCATGACGACGGTGCCTTTCGGCCAGTTGCCCTCCAGGGGGCGCTTCAGCACGAGATTGCCCGGGTTGACGGTGTCGATCTCCACGACCTCGATGCTGCTCGTGTCGGCGTAGAACGCGGCCAAGCCGCCGGCCGTGAAGCAGTAGGTGTCAGTGGGCAGGCTGATCACCGTGTCACCTTGCACATGGTTGGAGTCCAGCTTCGACTTGTCGGTCCACACCGGCAGCGCATAGACGCGGTTCTGCCAGCCCCACAGCAGGTTCTCGGCGCGGGCCGATTCATGTCTGGCGGTCTGAAATGTGTAGCTGAAACTCCGCCGTGCCTTGGTGCGAATTGACCGGCGCTGCTCACTGCCATCGAACGACCGCAAGATGTTGGTCAACCACTCCAGGACCTCGGTGACCTCCGTGTTCCAGTTTGGGCCGAACGGCCATACGACGACGCGGCGGCCCGTAACGGCAGCCGAGTAGTCGATGGCATCTACGGTCCATACGTACTGCGCGTCGATGACGGCAGGGCCGTCCGTAGTGATGTTCAGGATGTAGTTCAGTTGCTCCAAGGGCCGCATCTGGTAGGGAGGCGTCACCGGCTCCATCACGCTGATTCCAGCGTCGTTGAGGCGCTGGAACCCTTGCAGCTCCTTCTGGACGAGGAAGCCGTTCCACACCGTGATGACACGCGTCTGGTTGCTGAGCAGATTGCCCATGTCCAACTGCGACGGATCGATGAGGATTCGGTTGTAGAACGTATCGTTTACCGCCGGCCAAATGCGCCCGGGAATGACGTGCGGCAGCTCCCCCACGATGCCGTCGCCCGTAGTTCGAACGCTCTGCTTCGCCACGGATAGCGGATCCGCATCGCCATTGCTCGGCAAGGACGTGAGGTAGGCATCCGGCGAATGCGGGCCGGCCACGTCACTGATCGATATCGACGGCCAGAGAGTGCTCATTTTCGGTAGGCGATCCCGTAGTTGGCGCTGTTTATGTAGGTCGTGGCAGGGCCGTTCTTCTGCGAGATGGGGAACACCATCCAGTCAGTGTTGACCATCTCCTTCGGGTTCAGGTTGGCGATATTGAGGAGACAGGCATTGCCGACATACCCCAATTGGTAGAACGGGCCCGTGGTTCCGCTGGATGCCTGCACCAGGGCTATTGGAACGAGCGCGGCACGCCCATTCGCCGCATTGGGCGACGCGCTGATCAGGGGGCGTCCAACAGTAGGTGCTAGGCCCGTGTTGTAGGTGACAGTGCCCGTATTCCGCTCTATGGCGGACGTCGGTCCACTAACCGGCGTTCGAACATGCCCGTGGACATAACCATAAACCGTAGCCCAGCTGCCCACATCCACGGTGCCAAACGGAATGTAGTTGTAGCCGTGCGTCATATCGTTCAGGGACGAACCGGTAATCGCGTAAACACACAGGCCCGTGACGTACTGACCGCCTTCGTAATTGCCGTTCTTCTGGAGTTCGCCAAAATTAAAGTGCACGAAAACATTGGTGACGATCTCTACGGCCACGTTCACGCCACTGCCGTCGCTGAACATGTGGTAGCCGACATGGGGGCCAGCGAGATTATCGACGCGGCACCAACTGGCATGCGCGTTGGCCCAGGACACCGTGGAGCCTCCCGCGTAGGACGATGCCGTATTCATCCAGAGGTAGGTCGTCCCCGTGGTGGGTTGGGCGAATAGGTAATAGATGCTGTTTTTAACCAGCGACACGATATTGAAAGTGCCGCTGGAACCGCTGACTCCTAGGCCCGTGTACGTGCCCGTTGGGCCAAGGTCGAAGCCGTTTGCATCTGCGAAGGTCAGCAGAGTTGCGATCAAGTCAGCGAGAGAACTGGTCACGCCTGTTTGGTAGGCCATGGAACTACTCCAGAAGGATTGCCGCGTAGTCGCTGGCTGTAGTGCGGTAGCCACTCTGGACGACCAAGTAGGTCTTCCCCCCGATGACCAGCGTGTTTTCGGATGCGTTGTTGTGGCCAGATATGTGGAACACGCCATCAAGCTCGCCCCACACGTTTCCGCCACCCGCAGTCGAGTACAGCGTCACCCCCTGCAAGGCGTATTCGTTATCGGGCGATGGCCGATAGGCAAAGAGGCCACGGTACGGGTACGTCCAGCCAGCGGCCGCGTAAGCGGAGTTCTGGTTGTAGTAGATGTTCTTGAAGTTGTCCGCCGCACCATCGGTACGCCGCAAATAAAGACTGGATACCGCTGCGGTGGTGTAGCCGGCAGGGTTCCAGAACGAACTGTGGTCCTCGGTTTGGATCGACCAGCGTGCGTTGATCGCACTGCTGGCTCCCGCAGCAATCGGGTAGGGAACCTCCGATGGCAGACCGTAGGGCAGGATGAAGCCGCCATACAGACTGGCGTAGGTCGTCGATACCTTAGCGATGACAATGAAGCGGCGCCCATTCGCGATGAACCAGTATTTGATCGACTGGTTCCACATCAGCGAGTAGACATTTGCTCCCGCACCGGGCTGCCCAGAGAGAGCTTTCGTCGAGTCATAGCCAGTCGTATAACGCTCAGCGACGTTGTATTTATCGCCCTGTGCCGAGCTGAGCGTGCGCAATGCGACATAAATCTCGTCCTGACCGGAGAGCCCCGGTCCCTTGACGACGTATTCTTTGTCTGCAATGACCGCCCGATGATCCGCGGCGGAAGGATCAGCCGTGTCGGCGTAACCGAATGCACAAGCCATGGCGCTGTAGTTCGCTGCCGGGACGATAGAAAACGCGGAGTCGCCTGGTTTTTTCCATCCGATCGAGGCACCTAATCCCGAGCTAGCCTGCACATACGTCACCCTGACATCGTGTAGACCTGCCGTTAGAACAACTGCACCCCCGGTCTGCGTAAAGCTATTCGCCGCGTTGTTGGCATATACCCCCGCAATCAGGGCGCCATCAATCCACAGTTCCATCTGATCGTCCGCAAGTAGTGCGAACGCATAACTGCCATCCGCGGGGACGTTTATCTTCCCCGTGAACTCGATCTTAATATTGGTGCTCGAATACAAGCCGTTCGGAACTGAGTCCGGCATAGTGGTAGTGAAACTATTACCGCCGGAACCGTTGGAATAGAACGCAATACGGCCAGGCCAGGCCAAGGGCATCGGCATGTTGGAGTTGCGGAGAACTTCCCACTGCTGACCGGCAGCAACAAGATCCGCATTGGTCGATAGAAAGACCATCAGCTTATTCATCAGATCGATATGACCTGCGGCGGTGCCGATCTCGACAGCCATACTTATCTGCTCCCCATCAGGGCTTTGAGCTGCGACGAGTTCGCTCGCAGCACGTTCATGATCATTCGCTGGCCCGCCGGCTTCGCCAGGGCAGCGCCCATGAAGCTCTCGGCGTCGACGTAGTTGTTGACGGTCAACGCCTGCATCGGATCAGCGCCACCCTGCCCCGCGCCCAGGCCGCCGTTCATGACGTTGCGCGGATCGTCACCGGTCAGCACCTCCTCGCCCTTCTGCAGGATCGCGGGATACTCGTCAGGAGCCAGGCCGGACACGCCGCCACTGTGATAGCGAGGCGCTGCCGCAAACCAAGCAGGGCTTGCTTCTACTGACCGACCACCGCGCACGCCTACAACGCCTCCCGTGTGCAACTGGCTGGCCTGCAACGACGACAACGATGAGCCGGGAGCCTGCGCTGGTGCCCCAGCCGTGCCAGCGCCGCCGGTCAAAGCCGCCGCAATTGCCAGCGCCGCGTCGTAAAGAAGTTGCTGGATGATCATCAGCGCAATCTGGCGCAAGAAGTCAGCAGCAAACTGCAAGAACGAGTCTCCCAGTGCCGACATCGCGTTTTCGCCATCAGCCACGGACTTGGCGAATTGATCGAATGCGTTTGTGCCGGCGTCAGAGAACGCTTGAGCGAAATCCGTAACGCTGATCAGCCCGTCCTTAACCCCGGTGGTGCTGTCACGCAGCGTCTCCATTTTGGCGATGAAGGTATCCAAGGCCGTCTGGTCCGCGAATACTTCCTTGTGGGCTGCCGCCCAATTGATCATCGCCTGCGCAGAAGCCTGGATTTGCGGGACCATCCGCGTGTCGATATCAGCGATCTTCGCTTTGGCTTCGAGTTCACCAATCAATCCAGACTTTTGCTGGGCCTCGACAGCCTGGAGCATCTGCGAACGCAAACCGATGAGATCATTCAGCCGCTTCTCGCCACGCTGCATCTCTTCGGTGTTGAACTTGAGCGTCTCCTGGACCTTCAGCTGCTTCACGTAGCCGTCGAGCGTGGAGCGCATCTGCTTGGCCAGGTCGGCGCCACCAGGCAGTTTGGCCAGCTTGTCGATCTTCGTGTAGACCTTCTGGTACTCGGTGTCGATCGCCGCGAGGCGGCTCTCCAGGCTGAGCTTCTCGTTCTTCTGGATCTTCGCCTCGGCCGCGGCCAGGGCGTTCACCAGCTCATTCGCCAAGGCCTCACGCTGCTTCACGAGCTTCTTGTAGGCCTTGTCGTCGCCTCCACCAGTGGCGCCTCCACCAGTGATCCCGGGGCTCGCCGTAGGCGACGCGGAAGCTGCCCCCTTCGCTGCCTTCGGCGGTTTGTCGATATCGGCAAGCATCTCTGCACGAACTTGCCGAATAACCGCGATCTCTTCTTCCAACTGCTTCTTCAGCTCGGCTGGTTTCCCACCGACGTTGAGTTTGATGCTATTCAGCATCTCAGCGGCCTCTGCAGCGCTCTTCGCAGCAGAATCCAGATGGGCCAGCTTGTAGCCGGACTCGATCACTCGAAGCGTCTTCTGGAAGAACTCAACGATGTCGTTGAATGACTGCTTGAACGCGTCAGCTGCGGAGCCCGAGAATCCTGACCAAAGCAATTTGAACTGGTATTTCAATGTGGTGAAATACTCATCCAGAGCAGTGACCATGACTACTCCGGCCTTCCGTATCGTAGCGAACTCGTTATACAGATACGTGCCAATCTGCCAACCGACAAGAGCTGCGGCAAAAGTAGCGAAGGCGGCCTGGATCACTTTCGCAGAAGAGACGCCTTCCGCTCCCATGACGGTAAACTGAGCAGTGAGGACCTTCAGTGAAGGCAGTAGCTTAGTGTCGATCGCGGAAGCTAGTCCGGCTACCAGGGAAAGCGCTTTGAGCCCAAACGCCAGTTCGATCGCCAGCCTTACTTCCTCCAAGTGACTGAGCAGATACGTGAGGGCCGTGACCACCGCACTGAATGCAGTACTGAGATCCTGGGCAAATTTCTTACCATCGTCGCTCTTCAGGAATGCCGTCAGCTTCTGCACCAGATCGGCGTAGGTGTCGGCGAAGCCGGACTCAGCCAACGCGATCTTGAAATCAAGGATCGCACTGTTCAATCGACCTTGCTTAGCGGCCAGAGAGGCAATAGCAGCAGGGAGCTGACCGGCGACCGTCTTCTTATACTGCTCAGCGATGGCGACTAGTTGGGCACTCGTTATCTCGCCATCCTTCATGGCCTTGTTCAGGTCCGGGTAGGTATCCTTCAGCGCCTTGGCGGCGATCTCGAAGGCGCCGAATAGGCGGTCGCCGAGCTGACCACGCAGTTCCTCAGCCTGGATCTTCCCTTTGGAGTAGATCTGCTCCAAGGCCTTGAACACGCCGTCGATGTCGTCGGCCGAGAGGTTCGCCACGCGGCCCACCTCAAGGAACGTCTCGGCGACGTAGCGGATCTCCTGATTGCTGCGGCCAGCGAGCGATGCTGCGGCGGCGAATTTGGCGTAGCCTTTGGCGGCCTCTTCAAACGACACGCCAATCCGATCAGCCTGTTCACGGATGTAGGCGTACTCCTCGGCGACACGCTTCGGATCGTTGCCGACAGACAGCGCCAGCTGATTCTGAATACCCTGTTTGGTACTGAACGCATCCAGCGACTGCTGGCTCAGGTTGAGCGCGCCCTGCAGGCCACCATAGGCCGCGGCGAGCGCCAGCACCTCACCCCGCAACCGCTGCACGAACGACAGAGTGGTGCGCCCGTTCGATTCGAAGAGGTTGAGATCCTCGGCCGAGGAGCGCGTCTCTTCGCCGTACTTCTCGACGGCCGCCCCGAGTTTCTGGACAGCCCCCGTAGCAGTCCTGGCACTGGCCACCAGGCGCTGCTGCGCCGCAACCAGGTTGCTCGTATCGATGCCAGCGGAACGAAGCCCCTCACGCAGCTCTCGGGTGCGTGCCAACTGCTGTTGCAGTTGCTGTGCCGCCGACGTCAATGCGCCCTGCAGCTGCCGCTGGTGCGCCTGCATCTCGGCTGTCGGAGCATCTGCCTGGCGAATGGCCTGGGCGTACTGCAACACCGCGGCGCGGGCATCCGAGAAGCCAGCGCGGGCCGCCCGCAGGGACTCAACCTGCTTCTGGTAGGCATCAATGCCGGCGGCCTGGCTGACCAGGGCCTTCTGCGCATCCGCGAGTTGTCGGAGCTGCTGGGTGGCCCCCTTCACCGGGCCGCTGATCTGGCTGATGGCGGCGTCGAGCGCCTTTATCTCTTCCTCAACCCCGCCAAGAGTCGTGCGTGCGGTGCCCGCTGGATCGATGATCGAGCGCAAGTTGCTGGCCAAGGTGCGACTGTTCTGCGTCAGCCGCTGGCTGGCATCACCGAGCGTCGTGTAGCCGCGGGCCGCAGCCACGGCCTTGTCTGCCATCTCGTTGAGCTGAGCAACGGCCGCAGCCTGGGCGGCGCGCTGATCAGCAGCGTTGAACAGCTGAGCGTACTCGTACTCGGCCTGCTGCTGACGGTTCCGCTGGGCAGCCTTGGTGGCTTCGGTGTTGAACGCCTCCGCGGCGGCTTTCTCCTTCGCCGCCTTCTCGGCCATCTGCACACTGATCTCGTTGAAGCGGCGCTCCTCCGCCTCGCGCTTCGCCAGCTCCTTCAGCCAGAACTGGCTGTACTCGCTTTCAGCGTTCCGCCGTGCAGCGGCCGCGGCCGCAGCCTCGAAGGCCTCCGTCTCGGCCAGGTCCTTCGCCGCCTTCTGCGCAGAGCGCATGTTCGCCGCCAACTGCTCCGAGGTCTGTGCCTGGGAGGCGTTGGTATCAGCGAGCTGCCGGCCCACGGCCAGGAGTTCATCCTGGGCGCGGCTGAGGTCGCTCATCGCCAGGCCGGCAGCCTCACCCTGCTCCCGTAGAGTGGCAAGGCGGGCGCTTTGCGCAGCCACGGCCTGCTCGGCGCGCTCGACAGCCTTGAGCAGCTTGGTCTGCGTGTTGGCTTGGCGCTGGGTGACCTTCTCGGCGGCCTCCATGGCGGCCTGGTGCTCGCGCAACTTCGTCGACGCCGCGCCGAGACGATCCTGTAGTTCCTTGAGACGAGCACTCTGCGCCTCGAACTGCTTGATGATCGCCTGCTGCTGAAGCAGCGACTTCATCGCGTCTTCGAGACGCCGGTAGGTGGCGTCCAGGTCCTTCAGCGAGCCCTGGCCGCGCTTGGACGCGTCGATCTGCGCATCGAGGGCCTTGTTGATGTCCTCGATCTCATTCCGGACATCCTGCAGCGTCTTCTTGCTTAGGTTCTTGGCCCGGATGACCAGCTCGACGTTGCGGCTCGTGTCAGTCACTGCGCTCGATCCTCTTCAGCAGGTTGCTGAGGTGACGAGCCCCTTTCTTGCCGCCTATCGATGCGCCGATGACGGCCTGCATCACCGCAGCCTCCTGCATCACGGCCTGGTTGTGGCGCTGCCGGCAGATGCGCGCCTCCGACCACAGGCTCGCCAGCGGATACCGGCGAGCCTGCGGGTGCCCTTCGGCCATCAGCAAGCTCACGTCCCGGCGGATCCCGTGGTAGTAGCGGAGGAAGCCGGAGTCTCTTGGCTGCCGCTCAGCGGCTTCGTTCTCAAGCTCGCGAGCAAGTTCATCAAGGACTCCATCGCCTTTTTTACGCCGCCAGCCTCCTCGAACGTGAGCTTGCCGATCTTGGTGATGGCATCCACCTGAACGGTGAAAGGTAGGCGCTTGGCCTTGGCGATCAGCGCCGGGGAGACCTCCTCACCCGACGCGATGGCGATGAGGTTGGCGGCAAGGCCGGGGCCCTGCAGAGCAATACCCTGGGCGACACGGGACAGATGATCGGAGAACGAGCCACCGGCGCTTTCGCTGTTCACGATAACGTCGAAAACGGCTTCCAAGTCTGGCAGGTGCGTTTTGACGAGCACGGCCAGTGTCTCCAGCGAGATCCCCTCCACCTGGAAGAGGACCTCGCCGTTGACCAGGACTGGCAGGCGCTCGGGCGTGTAATCCAGAAGCGACATGCCGCGGCCCCCTTACGAAGTGGTGCCGCGGTCGGTGATGTAGACCGTTTCCAGATTACCCTTCTTGAGGAACTCGATGTTGAAGGGGATCGTCATCCAGTCGTCGCCGGACTTCAGGTTGAAGTCGCCGTTGGGGCTGATCTTGACGTAGGGCCAGTAGTAGTCGAGCAGCTTGCCTTTCGGGTTGGTCGACTCGAAGTAGAGCGCACCGACGATCTCGTCGGACGAGCTGATGACCTTGTCCTGGCTGTAGGCCTTCACGTCGTAGGTGAGGATCACCTCGGCATCGTCGACGATATCGGCGGAGCCCGGTTCGATGTAGAGGCGGCCCAACGGGAGGTCGACTTCGTAGTTGTCGGCGGCGTCCACGGTGGTGGAGCCGAT